CACGTCGTTTGAATTCAAGCATCGCGTGACCACCAGCCTGCTCATCGATGGCAACGCGTTCATCCTGGCACTCCGGGATAGCAGCGATAACGTCGTCGAGACCCGAGTGCTTGATCCAAAAAAGGTTGAGATCAAGACGGGATCAAACGGGGAACCGCTCTACCACGTCACCACACGCGAAGGGGGCGCAGTCCTCACCTCCGATGACATCGTCCACATCCCGCTCTTCGCAACAGGAGAGAACCATCGCGGGCTTTCGCCGGTTGAGCACCACGCGGTAACGCTCGGGCTCGCCAGCGCCACGCAAATCTTCAGCGCAAAGTTCTACCAGAATGGCACCACGCTCGGTGGCGTCGTCAAAGTTCCAGGCGAACTCACGCAGGAGCAGGCCGAAAGCCTGCGCTCAGGATTCAGCCGCCGCCACGAAGGAGTCGACAAAGCCTGGAAAGTTGCGGTGCTTACAGGCGGCGCGGATTACCAGCAACTCGGAATGAAGATCAGCGACCTGCAACTGGTCGAGACAATGCACTACGGGGTAGAAGCCATCGCGCGAATCTACGGCGTTCCGCTTCACTTGCTGCAGTACCCCGGAGGGAACACTTCCTACAGCAGCGTAGAAGTGATCAGCATCGAATGGCTGCGACTCGGACTCGGCCCACTCATCTCGCGCCTTGAGGCCGCCTTCCAGCGACTCGTTCCAGGAAGCCAACAGACGTTCCTCAAGTTCACACTTGAAGGGCTGCTGCGCCCGACCACACAGGAGCGCTACAACGCATATGCCACTGCGCTGAATAACGGATTCCTCTCGGTCAACGAAGTCAGAGCGCTGGAAGATCGGTCGCCGGTTGACGGCGGCGAAGACTACTGGAAGCCGCTCAACATCGGCACGCTTGGCGCAGGAGACCCGCCCGCGTGAGTTACATCATCACAGACATCGATGGAACGCTGACCACCAGCGGGGACACGCCCAATCAGCCGTTCATTGACTGGCTGAAGTCCCAGGCAAATGACTACGGCGCGGAAGTGATTATCGTCAGCGCCCGGAGTATTGAGCGACAGGCGGAGACAGAGCGGTGGCTTAACGAAAACTCAATCCCATACGAGGAAATCTACCTGCAGGACTTCGGGGACGTGAACCCCGCCACGAGCGAAGCCTTCAAAGCCTACAAGTACAGCAAACTCCAGGAAGAGTACGGGGACGAAATCGAAATGCTGGTCGATAACGATGCGGAAGCGCGCGACGCAGCGGAGGGAATGGGCATCCCAGCCTATACGCCAGAGCAGGCCATCGCCCTGACGATTGACGATGAGAGCGATGACGAACTGCGGGTCCTCATTGACGCGCCCGATTACGTCCAGGCCGCTGCAGCGAAGGGGATCACCTACTACGAGCAGGGACTCGCCGGCGACGGACTCCAGCCAGAGACCGTGGAGGAAGCGCGCCAATTGCGAGCAGGGCGAGTGCAGGATGAGAAAGTCACACGCCTGCGCGCTTGGATTCTTCGGCACCGCGGAGACTGGGAAGGAGTCGCGCGCAACAGCGACGCGAACGATCCAGACTTTCCAGGACCGGGCGCAGTTGCGGCATACCTGTGGGGCGTTGATCCCACGAACGAAAACGGGACGGAGCGCGTCCTAGAATGGGCGGACAGAGCGCTCGCTCCGCTTGAAAGCGAAGACAGGGAGACCATCGACGTGAAAGAAATCGAGACCCGCGCCTTGCCACTCGGGGACTTCGCCGTCACGGAATCGGAAGACGGCCAGAAGACGTTCACCGGATACGCCGCCCTTTTCGGCTCGCCAAGCGCAGGGCTGCCCTTCACAGAAGTCATCGCCCCCGGCGCCTTCAAGCGAACGCTCAGCCGCGTCGCAGGCGGAAAGAAAATCGTCTCGTTCCTCTTCGGGCACGATGAGACCCGCGCCCTTGCGACCACGCTCAGCGGGCGGCTTGCCCTCAGCGAAGACGATCGCGGGCTGCGAGTGGAAGCGAAACTAGACCCCGCCGATCCAGACGCCGCGGGAGTGATTAGTAAACTCACCCACGAAGCCGCGGCGATGTCTATGTCTTTCGGCTTCACGATTCCAAAAAACGGAGACCAGTGGGACGAAGACGTCCGCACCCTGCGCGAAGTCAACCTCTTTGAAGTCAGCGTGCTAAGCGCGGGCCAGACGCCCGCCTATCCTTCCACGCTCGGCTTAACCTCGGTCCGGAAGATCGCGCCACGGATGGGCGTTGACGCGGACCGCCTTATCTCAGCAATCGAGTCCATCAAGTCAGCGACCCCGCTGACTGAAGCGGACGTCGAAGTGCTCGACACCGTCCGAGAGAGGCTCGGGCCAAAGCCGGAAGCGATCGATCCAACGATCGCAGCCGCCAGGCTCGTGCTTGCGAAGATGGAGTCGGAAGCGCTCTAACAGCCACGAGACCACGCCCCGCCGCGCGAAGTACGCGAGCCCGCGAACGGTCCTCCCGCTAGGCGAGCAGGAACCATCAAGGAAACCCATAGAAAAAAAGGAGTTCAAAATGGCAGACATTCGTAAACTCCACGAGCAGCGCGCAACGGTTCTCACCCAGGCGACGTCCATCGTCGCTGAGGCTGCAGAAGCCGGTGTCGCTCTCGAGGGCGACAAGAAGCAGCAGTTTGATGCGCTCACGGCAGAGGCCGCAGTGCTCAACGAGACGATCCGCAGCGAGAAGTCCGCAGCAGAGGCGCGAAGCGCCGCTGACTCGGCACGCGCTGAGTTCGCCACGGTGATCGCTCCAGCCGCTGACAAGGACCAGGACGAGACCGCGGAACTCCGCGCGCTCGGAAAGAATGGCGGATCGCGCCTATTCGAGTACCGCGATGTGACACGCGCAACCGGACTCGGGAACCCAGTGGCGATCGCTGACAGGGTCAACGTCGTCGCCTCTCAGTTCAACCCTTTCCTGGACCCAGCAATCATCACGGTTGTGCGCACCGCGACCGGCAATAACATCCAGTTTCCACGCGTCACGGCGCTCGGAACCGCTGGCTCAGTTGCTGAAGCGGGCACGATTGGTGAGAGCGACGGAACGCTTAGCGCGCTTTCGCTTACACCGATCAAGTACGCCACGATCATCCAAGTTAGCGAGGAACTGGTCGAAGACGCTGTCTTTGATTTGACCGCGCTAATCGCAGAGAAGTGCGGTGCAGAAGTCGCAGTCGCTCACGGCGCCTTTGCGGGCACCGCGATCGCAGCGGCTGCAACGCTCGGCGCAACAGGCTCGGGGACGGTTTCCGTCAATCCGACCTTTACCGATCTTGCGAAGTTGAAGGCCTCGGTCAACCAGGCATATCGCCGGGCACCAAAGGCTGGCTGGCTCTGCAATGACACCACGCTCGGCGTGATCACTGGACTCGTTGATACAGCGGGTCAGCCAATCTTCCGACCAGGCGACTCAAACGCGCCTGACCGTTTGCTTGGCGCACCGATCTACAGCGCAGCGCTGATTGATCTCACCGATGACACCGCAGGCGCAATCCTGTTTGGTGATCTCGGGCAGATTTACACGGCACTCGTGGGCGGCGTCCGCGTGGACGTTTCGCGCGAGTATGCTTGGAACACCGGCCTTGTTTCGTACAAGGTCGAAGTTCGCGGCGCCACGGGCCTGGCTCAGACCACGGCAGTGAAGTCGTACAAGAGCGCGAACGTTTCCTAAGCCTTAACGCTTAGCGAAAGCAACGAAGGGGGCTGGGCTTAGCCCGGCCCCCTTCGCTTTCAGAGAGGGGACAAATGGGAATCATTGAACGGCTCAAGAGGCTCGCCACGAAGGAAATCAACGGAGACCAGCCAACGCGCCACATAGAGCGCGCACTGGTCGTAAGATGGGGAAAGACTGCAACCATTAAGCGAACGCCCGTCAGAGGGCGGGAAAAGGGGAAAAGCGAGTGATCCAGCACCTGAGCAGCAGGCAAATGAGCGTCGGGACCGCCGCCGCTTCAGTTTGCGAAGGATACGTCGCAGGCACGGAAGTGCACCTGCACGCGCTCGCCAATAACTCAAAGGACATTCTCATCGGCTCCAGCGCCCTCACCCTTGCCAACGGCTTTGTGCTTCGGAAGGGCGAACACATTACGATCCGGCTGATGGAGCGACAGACGCTCTATGCTATCGCTGAAAGCAACGGACAAATTCTGACCGTTCTACAAGTCGGAGGGATATAAATGTCATACGCCACCCTTGCGGAGTTCAAGAGCGCCATCGGAATCGGCACGGCGGACGTCACGGATGACGGCGCGCTCCAGTCCGTTCTCGATGCAACGGACGCGCTGATTGATAACTACACCGACCGGGCTGGCGGCTTTGGCACGGCGACACAGACGCGCTACTACACCGCGGAAGACTTCTCCTACGTTTTGACGGATGACCTTGTCAGCGTGACCACGCTGACCACGGACGATAACGGCGACGGAACATACGAGACCACTTGGACCGCGGGAACCGATTACGTCCTCGCGCCAGCGAATAACGCGCTCGACGGCTGGCCCTACACGAGCATTGAGACCAGCGTCACCTGGCCGCGCAACTTCCCGAAAGCCGTCTACCGCGCGGTCAAAGTCATCGGCGTCTTCGGCTGGCCCGCAGTTCCGAGTGCAGTAAAGCAGGCGGCGATCATTCAAGCCGGCGCAGTTTGGTCCAGCCGGACGTCACCCTTCGGCATTATCGGAAGTCAGGACCTCGGCGGAATATTGCGCCAGACGCGCGCGCTGCACCCTGAAGCGGCGATCTTGCTGGAGCAGTACAGGCGCAGGGAAGGATTGGCCCGTTGAGTTTCAGCGACGCCACAATCATCTCAGGACTCGCCGCGCACCTGACGGCTGCAGCGAAGCCAAGCGGCTACACGCTGCGCGCAGTGCACGCCTACCCGCCAGACAATCTCCCAGTCGTTCCAGCGGCGGTGATCATCCCCGGCGATGACAGCATCGCCTACGGCGCAGCGAATCGCCAAGTCACCCTCACGCTGAACGCGACCATTTACATCCAGCCACAGGCGGACCTCGCCAGGAAATACGCGGACCTCAACGCCTGGCGGACCTGGCTGCGAGACAGCCTCATCGACGGCGTAACGCTTAACGGAACAGACGCGGTCGCGCAGGCGAGCGTCACTTCCACAAGCCTCGGGACGGACACGTGGGCGGACCAGGACTACCTTACAATCAGCGCAACGATTGAAGTCACAGGAGTGGAAGCCATAAATGCCAGCGCCTAAGACGATCAACGACCACACGAGCAGCCACATCGAAGTGCGCTACGTCGCGGGCTCGCTCCCAGAGGGCGAGTTCGTGGGAGGGCTTCCACTTGACGGCTCTACAATCAACGCACCCGCGGCCCTAGCAGAAGCCTGGATCGCAGCCGGAATCGCCCAACGAGTAAGCGCCGCGCGAGCGGTTGAAGTCGACAAGGAGTAACCGCAATGCCTGCAGCCTCAGCCGGTAACAGCCTGTTCTCAAAGGCCGTAGCCTTCAAAGAGACCACGCCAGGAACGATCCCAACGCTTACGAGCGGCGGACGAAAACTGCTCGTGGCTCCAACGGGCGTCATCAGCGACGGCGTCACGATTGAACTCGGCACCGAACGAAGCGTGGCACTGCGCAATCCACTGATCGCCACAACCGGCACGATCACCGCGATCGAGCCCACGCTTAGCGCAACGGTTCCAGCGGTCAGCATCGGGGAACTTCCGATCTGGCTATCGATGACGAAGACGGACACGCCATCGGGCGCGGGCCCGTACGAGTGGGACTACGACTACTCGATGACAGCGGCGAACAGTCCCACCTCCTACACGCTTGTCGTCACAGACGGCGTCCAGGCTTACGCGGCGAACTATTGCCTGGCGGAGTCAATCACAATCGCAGCGGACCGGAACGGGCTCACCAATCTCAGCGCGGCGCTTTTCGCCCAGAACATCGCCAAGAATTCAGCGACGCTCGCGGAAGGAACTCCGACCTCCCCATTCCTGAGCGGACGTCTGTGGAACGCCTACCAGAGCGGTACCGTTTTCCCAGGAACGGCAGACGGAACTGCCTATGAATATCTGCTGGACTTCAGCCTCGAGTTCAACGCCGGCATTACGCGCCAGTCGTACCTCGCAGGAACCTCCACCTTCAGCACGCACGCGGAGAG